AAATGAGTTCACATATTATAGCTGCGTAATATAATATGTCAAGTCTTTATAGTGATTTTATTTCATATCGAAGGTACCGGAACGACACCTGAACTGAAAGATAGTCTACGTCACTTGAAGTGGAGTTAAACTGGAGCGCGCTCATGTTGATAGGGAATATATCGTAGAAGGTACATTCGTGTGATGCGTTCATGTTCGAGTTGAGAATCATCAGCGTAGCGTCTGACATAACGGCATCCTGAAGACCTGTGCCAACATTGTTCTTATACTCATCATAACTTTCAGGGAATCCGATACCACGCATCCAGTTCATAATCTCAATAAATGTCTTCAGGTCTTCGTCTACCTTAAATTCAACAGCCAGTGGATCATACTCTACAGTTCGACCTGGCCTGTATGTAATTTGAAATGGTGTGGCGTGTTCTGCATCTGGAACAGTCAATCCTGGCAGCATTACACTCTGGACGAACCAGTTTACGTTGGGTAGTTTTCTGACGTGAAAACGAAATCCAAGTTGACTCATCATGTTGATGTTATTAGGCTGTGCCATTTTCATCATCCTCTTCTGAATAATATATTCGTTTGGCGAGAGTTTCTATGTCCTCTTCACGGACATCAATATAACCACGATCAATCAGAAATCGAGCGCGCTCAAGGCAGCGTTCAGTGACTTCTTGAGTTGCATATTCCCATTTGAGTTTCTTGCGTTCCATGATTCTATTTATCAAACGCAAAAAGGGGCACCCCCGAAGAGGTGCCCCCTAATGTTTGCTCGCTAGTGCGAACTCATATTACATGAGGTTGAACACACGAACTGCTCGATAGTAGACGTTGACGTTGGCAGCAATATTGTTTGTAGTGCCAAGGTTTGCGTCTACAGCACCCGTTCCCTCACTTGTCGCAAACGGATTCTGGACGATTCCGTAGCGAGTCTTGAAGGCGATCTTTGGCTGGAACGAATTCTCACCAACGGCTCGCACCATCTGGAGCGGAACGTATGGGCAGTAGAAGAGCCCAGCGTCATATGCGCTCGATCCCTTGTATCCCACGGTGAAGTATTCCTCACCATTGCTGTCAGAAAAGTATGGATCAATAAAGACCTTGAATCGACCATTGAGAACACCAGCGAAAGTGTTGCCCGTGTCATCGACGTTCAGGTTGTCCGAGAGTGCTGGAGTGTGATCCAACAGACCAGCCATCGAAAGAGCAGAAGCAACATCTGACGAGCAGATGATGAGGTTGCCCTTCCCGCGTCGAGTTGACTTGGCGATCTGGTTTGCTTCGCGCTCAAGTTGGAACATCATTCCCTTGAATCGCTCAACACTCCATCGTCCGTTGGCATCAACATCGAGATCGAACTGCCCTGTGGTTGCTGTTCCTGTTGCTGCACCTTGTGTAGCGGACTTGTTGATTGTGCGAACAACCTCTCGGTTGATCTCAGCAAGAATCTCAGCGGACAGAATGTTAGCAAGCTCTGTCTCAGCATCCAGACCGTGAATGGCCTTGAGATCCTGAGCAAGCTCGACTGTGTATTCTGCCTTGAGGGCTCGCGACTTGGCTGTGACTGTCACCTTGTCGATGACGAATCCCATCTCAGCAATCTGGGCATTAGTATCACCAAGAGTTTCTGCATTCGCTGTAGTCATACCACCCTGAGTGACGGCAGAATCAAGAAGTGAGTTTGATCCCGCATGAACAGCAGGTGTACCAAGATTACCTTCTGGGAAGTCTGTTGCAGAGAACGTAGTGTTAGCCTCATTAAACAGAGCTTCGTTGGTGTTTCGTGATCCAGCATCGTCGGCTGATGCTGTAAGCGGTGCATACTGAGAATACATCGCAAAGATCAGGCCTGTTGGTCCTGTCATTGGCTGAACGCCGCAGATGTCATATGCGATCAGGTTTGGCATTGCGCGTCGAACGAGCGAAATGAGAACTGGATCGTATGTAGCAATATTTGTTGCTCCCGCTGCGCTCGGGCCGATTGCATTGGCCGGTGCCTCATGTAGCGACTGCTCACGAATAGCCTGCTCCTGGTTCTCAAGAAGAACCGCCGTAACTGCCGCTCGATAGCGGTCAGTAATCTTTGGCATGTCTTCATGCTCCAGAACAGGGGCCCACTTTGTCTGTAGTTCCTCTGAAAGATACATTTAATACTCCTTCTGTGAAAATGTTCAGGGCCCTTGTATTCCCTGATCTTTCTTATTTATATAAACCCGAGTCTACACTCGTTCCACAAGTTACTTGAGCTGACCACCCAGAGCGCGAACGTACTGTGACATAGCGTCATCCAGCTTTGGTTGCTCGACAGACTCACTAAGTGTCTGTGCGAACTCCTCGTCCACATCTGCGTCGTCATCTTCTGTTAAATCAACAGCCTTTGGAAGATAGCTCTCCTTCAGGATGTTAATCGCCTTTCGATACTGATCCTCATCCTCGAACTGAACGCTCTCAGCAAGATCAGCAATCTTTTCAATTTGACTATCAGCAAGCTCTGAAAGCTCATCAATGAGAATGCTCTCACGGACAACTTCAGTTCGTGCGTTCTGAAGATCAATGTTGGCCTCGATCTGCTCGTTGAGGGCAGCCTTTAGCTCATCAATCTCTGTTGCCATCTCATCGAGAACATCAACCTTTGACTCTGGAACGTCGATGTAGCTCTCAATGAAGAGCTTCTGAAGACCACCAATGAACTCCTCTGCGATCTCTGCGCGTAGGCCGCGCTCAACAGCCAGCTCATTCTTGGTCATCCACTCTTCAACAACATAGTTTAGATAGTCATCAATCTTGTTAGTCAGCTCTGTCTCATGGACGTTGATTGACTCAGCAAGTTCTTGCTTGAAGGACTCCTCAAGCTCATCGAGCTTGTTGTTGACCTGAACGAGAACTGCTGCCTCGAAAATGGTCTTTGCCTTCGTCTGAAAATCCTCTGAAAGATCCTCGCTGTCGAACATAGCAGCAACATCCTCAGATAGATCAATGTCATCTGCTGTGATGCGTCGTCGAATCTCTGCGACCTCTTCCTCCGCGATCTCTTCGTTGTCGTCGCTATCGTTCTGCTCTTCCATGACTGCGGAAAGAAGCTCTGCATAGCGAGCGCGAAGCTCATCCTCGTCAAGCTCTGTGACTAGATTGAAGATGTCCTCATCCACTTCGATGATCTCGACATCCTCGTCACTCTCGTCACTCTCTTCGGCAACGAGATCAAGATCCTCAACCTCTTCCTCTTCCTTGACCTTCTGCATTGACTCTGCTCCGCCCTTGTCAGCCTTTCGCTTTGCTGCCTTGGATGTAGCGTTAGATGCTTTTGCAATGTCGGCGTGCTTGTCCTCGGGATCAGTCAGGAGCTTGTCCTTCATTGGCTCTTCGACTCCACCCTTGGCCTTTGGATCGTTTCCGCCCTTACCTGGATCTCCACCTTCAGATGGCAGTTCAGGCTGCCCTGGTGTTGAAACCTTTGGCGTTGGCTTACCTGATTCAGCGCCTTCCGCGATATTTCGGATCGTGCTTTCAAGACTTCTCTTGCTCATTGTTCGACTCCTATGTAAGAACGGTACTTCTTACCGATGTGTGTCTATTTATACAATCGGCTACTTCAGCAGCAACTTCATGTACGCTGTAAATGCTTCGAGCTTGCGCTCCTCCAGCTCCTTCGCTGTCATTCGTTTCATGCTCTCTGCCATCTGCTCAACGCGCCATGTGTTAGTGCCAGCATCATACCAATACTCGCGACCTTCCATGATACCTTGAACGAAAGCGTTGGGTGCAGAAGGATCAGCAACAATGTCAGCAGCAGTAGCAAGATGGAAATCGTCTTGGACGACCTGAATACCATCTCGATTCTGCTTCAGTGATCCCATTCCGCGCGAAGAAACACCGAGTTGCGCTCCCTCAGAGATGAGGTTACGAACGATGTTTCCGTATGGAGTAGCCAAAATCTTGGCTGTTCCAATAAAGTCATTTCCATTCTCGGAAATGTCTGTAATCATATGCGAGACTCGATCAAGATTGATCGTTGGTCCCTCTGGATGCCCAAGCTCACCGAATGCTCGGTTCTTCTTGACATACTCGTCATTGTAGCGGTTGACTTCTCGGACCATTGTTTGCTTTGGATACATGCGACCGTTGCGGTTCTTGACTTCAGCCTGCATGAATGGCCCACGAATCTTAAAGGTCTTTTCTTTCTTGCCTTCTGCAAGCTCGACCTCTTCGACAATGTATTCTACTTGCTCTGTCAGTTCGCTAATTAGCTTCATTGGATTCTCCTAGAGATCGTTCAACGCATATAGACGACCAGTTAGTTTAGCTTGCTGAAGAGCAAACTTCTCCAGCTTTGCAAACTCAGAAGCAGATGAAGAGAGCTTCTTGGCAAACTTTTTCTGGTTGTTTGTGTTTAGATTTCCATGTGTCTGAAGAAGTGCTGTTGCAGTTTCAGGTGACACCTTTGCGGAAGACCCATCAGCAAAGCGAACTGTTCCAGCTTGTGAAAGAGTTGTCAACTTCTTGATGTCGTCGATGGTATTCTCTGTGATCTGAATCTCAACACTCTCAGTATTCAGAGTATATACACCATTTTCGGCCTTGGTGTAGATCGGCTTGATCGACTTCTCAACCTGATCCTCTGCGGAACCATCAGGGTTGCGGTTATTCTCGTCAGCATCATCCTGCTGCGACTGATCCGATGGGAGATCGTTTAGCTTTGCCTCTTCGCCATCATCTCCTGTTGCGCGGACGGCAAGATTTCGTGCTGCTTCTCGAACTTGCTTGAATCTAGTCATCGGTAAGTTCCTCTTCTGGTTCATCAGGAGTAAATACACTCTGAGCGATTTCGATCTTCTTGTTGTCTAGGGCATCTGTCATACGAGCAGCAAGCTCAGCCTCAACCGATGCCTGAAACGAAACTGGATCTCTCTCTTTCACGGAACGAATAATATCTTTGACGCTCATTGCATTCTCCTCTAAATCTAACGTATTTATACAGCTACCATTTTTCAGAAAGTGAAAATGGCAGCATTTTTTGATGATTTTCACACCTATATAGAGATGTAGTCGGCCGAAACCAAAGTAGATATAGAATTACATGATGTACCAGTTAGCACCATCCGAATATAAAGTATATGCCTGATATTGAGTGATTAGTTGTATTGATGACTGCCCATCAATAGTCTCATATCGAGGATAACCAGTTACACCATAACCACCACCGTATATCTCTCCTTGATCACGCCCTTTAATGGTCACAGCATTACTGAGTGTAGAATCTGTTCTCTTAAATATGATCTTGACTCCATCATTTTCAGCAGCATTTGGTAATGTAATTTGGATTGAATTTGAACTAGCATCCACAAACATTACTTTGTCTGTGGTACTGTTCATAATTGTGTTTTCGGTTACAGGAGCATCAGCCGAACTTACTATTTCACTTTCTGTTACTACTGGTGCAATTCCACCAGTTACAGTGACTATTCCAACCTTTAGAGAAGATGTAGATTGAGCTAATGTAACTTGAGTTTGAAATTCATCGAAAGTATACACTCTAAATTTGCCAACGGTGCTATCAAAAGCTATGACGCTTTTATCTGTTAGCCCAGAAAGAGCTGAATACACAACATCATCATTATCTAAAATTTTGGTAGAACCACCGCCGCCTTGTGATGCAAGGCTTCGATTGACTAGCATCTTATATTCATATATTTCTCTTTGCAGATCCTTGGAGACCTTTTCTGTGTTTACATCTGGAGCTGCTGGTCCGGGTGGGCCTGGAGGGCCCGCTGGGCCCGCTGGACCTCGTTCTCCGCGAGGGCCTGCTGGACCTGTTTTTCCATCTCTTCCTCGAACACCTTGAACTCCTCTTACGCCTTTTATAGACAAGCCTGGAGGCCCTTGAGGTCCAGCTGGCCCCTGAGGGCCTACGGGTCCAGGCTCTCCACGATCACCTTTTGGGCCCACGATTTCTACAAGGTCAAGGTTATCTTCATTTAAAACAGGAACATGATTAGCCTTAAACTTTTTGTTCTGTATTGTTTTTTGAAACTCTTCAACAATAGCATTCAGCTTACTGTTTTCTTGAACTTCATTTTCTTCGATCTTGTTTGTGGCCATGATTATTCCTTATAAGATGTACCAAGCAGTACCATTCGACTGAATTGAAAATGATTCCCATTGAGTTGTGATGCTTTTATTTAGGGCTCCATCAATCGTCTCAGATCCATTTCCATCTACAATCATTTGATTTGCTGAGGCATCTATTTTCTTGAAATTGTAGATCATGGACTCTGCA